ACAATGGCACGAGCGACATCGACTCCCTCGATAGCTTCGAGTACAGCTTCGAGAAAGACCTCAAGAAATACGCGAGGAGCGTTGCATAATGTTTATCGACAGACTGATTCAGACCATCGGGAGGCTATTCGGAATGTACACACAACGGACGGCGGCGGCTGACTGCCGCAACACTGCGATCTCTGACCGCATGGCGAACGCTATTACAGCATGGTATCGACTGCTCTACGGCGAGGACGTGCACGACGGCTACCCTGTGAGCAAGACCCGCGCCGCGATCTTCATCACGAACTTTGCTGCGACCCTTGCCACGGAGGAGCTCGAGATCAACACCGGCACAGGAGCGCGGGCAGACTTCGTCAAGCAGCAAGTCGCCCGCTATGTTCTGCCGGAACTGCACAACAACGTGCAGACGGCAGCAGCGGGCGGCGAGGTCGTGCTCAAGCCGTTTATCCACAACGGCCGGATCCTGTGCGACGCCGTCACCGCCGACCGCTTCTACCCGACGCGGATCAACGCCGCAAAAGAGGTCGAGGCCTGCTACTTCACCGACTACGCGACCTACAACGGACGCGACGTCGTGCGCGTGGAGTTCCACGATATGAGAGCCGACGGCTATTATATCCACAACGAGGCGTACTACGACGAGCGCGGCGCAATGAAGGGCAGCTTCAACTATCACCTCGTCCCGGAGTGGGCAGACCTCGAGGAGGACACGAAGATCGAGGGACTCGACCGCCCGCTGTTCGCTGTGCTTAAAATGCCTATGGCGAACACTGTCGACAACACCTCCCGGCTCCCTGTCTCTATGTATGCAAACTCTATGGACGCCTTCGAGGAGCTCGACCGCATCTACACGGAGCTCCTCTACGAGATCCACACCGGCAAGCGCAAGCGGATCGTCACGCCTGACGCGCTCTCCGCCACACTGCCGGGATCGCCGAACTTCCGCCCGGTTCCGTACAAGGATTTGACGACGGATCTTTACCTAGTGCTCGACACCGGCGAGGGCGGCCAGCCCTTCGACGACTACACGCCGGAGATCCGCGTTGAGGCCTATCAAAAGGCAATCGACGTGCAGCTTCGCCTCATCGAGCGACAGTGCGGCTTTACCGAGGGCACGTTCACCCTCGACGTGCGCACCGGGCGCATGACCGCGACACAGGTCACGAGCGACGACCGAGACACCTACTCGACGATCAAGTCGATACAGGATCGCGGGCTCAAGCAGGGGCTTGAGGACGTGATCTACATCTACAACGTCTACGCCACCCTCGGCGACCTTGCCCCGGCGGGAGACGTCGAGCCGTCCGTCGCGTTCGGCGACTCTGTATTCGAGGATACAGGGACGGAGTTCGGACGCCGAAAGCAGCTCGTCGACGGCGGCTACCTCAAGCCGGAGAAGCTGATCTCGTGGTATTTCGGGTGTAGCGACGAGGAGGCTCTCGCTTATATGCCGGAGCCGGAGGCGGGGATCACGTTCGGATTGGAGGAGTAAACCATGCTCACGCCGGAGCAGCTCACGCAGATTGCGGACAAAGCAACGATCCGCAAGCTCTATGACCAACTCCAAGAGGACATAATCGCAGACATGGCTCGGCGGCTCTCAAAGATGGATTTCGCAGGCTATACGACCATGTGGGAGCTGCAAAAGCTCGAAGCGATCAACGCGGAACGGGGCTATATCGTCCAGCGCCTCGCAGAGACGACCGGCAAGAGCAAGAGCGAGATCATAGCCATATTAAACACAGGTTGCTCGACAGCGCTCGGCTCCGACGATAAAGTCTACCGCCTCGCCGGATATAATCCTCTCCCCCTCGCCAAAAGCCCAGCTCTGCAAGCCTTAATCTGGTCGTGCTACAAAAAGACCCTCGGCACGTTTCAGAACCTCACGCGCACGACCGCCAACACCGCGACGCGGCAGTTTGAGGACGCTCTCGACCGCGCCTATATGCAAGTGACGTCCGGCGGCATGAGTTATCAGCAGGCTGTCAAGGGCGCCGTCCTTGACCTTGCCAAGAACGGCCTCGCCGCCGTACAATATCCGACCGGGCACGTCGACTACATGGACGTCGCCGTCCGCCGGGCTGTCCTGACCGGAGTCAATCAGACCGCGCTCAAGATTCAAGACGCGCGTGCGGACGAGTTCGGCTGTGATCTCGTCGAGGTGTCAGCACACTACGGCGCACGGCCCACTCACGCGGAATGGCAGGGGCGCATATACTCCCGATCCGGCAAGAGCCGAAAATACAAGGACTTCGTCGAAACGACCGGCTACGGCTCGGGCGACGGTCTCGGCGGGTGGAACTGCCGCCACTCGTTCGGGCCTTTTTTCGAAGATATCTCCAAGCCTACATACACAGAGAAAGACCTCCGCGAGATCAACTCCAAGATGGTAGAATACAATGGGCAGCAAATGAGCCTGTACGACGCCTCGCAGAAGCAGCGAGCCAACGAGCGCGAGATTCGCGCCTTAAAGCGAGAGCAGGCCGGGCTCGAGGGCGCGGGGCAAGATGCCTCCGAAGTCAAGGCCAAGCTCCGTGACACGCAGGCAAAACAGCGCGACTTCTGCTCGCAGACCGGCCTCAGGCGCGACTATTTCCGCGAGCGCGGCGGCAAGCAGAACCAGCAGCGCAGCCCAAACCCAGAGTGGATCACCGTTGCGCAGTCCCGTTCTACATATTCCGGCTCTCTCCAAAAGCTCAATTTTGCCGACAGCGTAAAGGAAAGTGACCGCAAGAGCATACGGAAAGAGCTGTCCGTTCTGCCTGCTGCACAGATGGAGCTCGCCGAGACACAGATCAGCCGCGTGTCCGTGAGCGCCGACAAAACCGGCAGCTACTACAACCCGTTCACGAAGGAGATCGTCGTCTCCGAATCCAGAAAAGCCGGAGACGTTATCCACGAGTACGGTCACGCACTTGAACGTGCCTGCAAGGTCTGGAAGGATCCGGAGTATATTTCTATCCGTGCAGATGGGATTGACCTTGCGGATTTGAGCAAAGTAGTGTATGATAAAACTACATTTACAACGCCTATAAAGCGGCTTGACAGCGAAAAGTTTATATCTGCATATCAAGGCAGACTGTACGATAATGGAGGAGTTTGCGATAGTGACGGTCGTATTGACCTTTCCAAGCTGAAAGACTATTTCAGCGAGGGCTACCGCGCATACTATACCGAACCGTGGACGTTGAAAAAGAAAGATCCGAAACTCTACGCATATATTGAGGGCTTGCAAAAATGACAAAGGCTGAATTCTTGAGCTTGAAAACATCGGAAGAAATGTTGAAAGCATTGCAAGAAGATGATGAAATTCGAGCTATTGCAACAAGCGAAAAGTTATATGACGTCTTCAACAGAAAAAGCTCTGACGAATACAAGGCTTTTATGATTGAACATTTCGGCTATTACGATCCGAATATCCATTTCGACCCCATGCCGAACGATCCGACTGTTCGCTAATCCAAAACCCGCCAACGGAGACCCCCCTATAATATGCTACGCTATGAGCAGACCGAAAAGGTCTGCTCTTTTTTTATTTCCTCCGCCCTCAGGAGGCTTAAACGAGAGGGACGGCGCACCGGGGAGAGGCCCCGGATATACAAGCCAAATCGACGCCGGAGAAGGAGAAAAGCTATGGCCGACTATTCGTTTTTGAAACCCCTGTTCGGTGCTGACGGATCCAAAGCCGTGACCTACGATCAGTTCACGGAGGCGCTCGACGCGCAGAAAGAGATCAAGATCGGCAACCTCGCCGACGGTTCGTACGTTGCGAAAGGCAAGTTCGACGCGGTCGTGACGGAACGCGACACGCTGAAAAGCGGCAAGGAAGAAGCCGACAAAAAGCTGGCCGGTTACGATCCCGAGTGGAAAACCAAGGCGGAGGCAGCACAGGCCGAGGCCGACGCCAAAGTCAACGCGATTCTCCTCAAGAACGCGGCGCTCGTCGCTCTCAAGGGCGCAGGGTGCAAAGATCCTGATCTCGCATTTATGGCGCTTGACGCCTCCAAGCTCAAGCTCGACGGCGAGAACGTGATCGGCCTGAACGATCAGATCGAGGCCTCCAAGAAGGCGCACCCGTCCCTCTATGACGTCAAGGAGGACGAGAAGCAGACGCAGCAGCACGGCAGTTTCCGCGTTACGACCGGCTCGAACGGCAGAACGCAGCCTCGCGGCAGCGACAAAGAGGTTCTCGACGTGATTTACGCAAACAACCCCTTCTACAAGAAATAACACAAGGAGTGTTACAAAATGGCTGTTCTTATCAACACGCAGAACGTAGACGAGAAGTATTCTCCGATTCTGGAGCCGAACCTGTTCTACGAGTCTGTATTTGTGCCCGGTGCAACCTGTACCGACCAGTACCAGACCGGGCCCGCAGGCGGCATCTACGTCCACAAGCTGAAAACTTCCGCCGTCGCCCCCGGCAAGCCCGGCCGTGACTTCACCGACGAGGAGACCAGCGACGATCTGATCCCGATCATGCTGAACAACAACTTCCAGAAGTCCAAGAAGATCTACAACGTGCAGGCCGCACAGGTCGGCGTTGCTCTGGGCAATGAGAACCTGTCCCTCGCGATTCAGGAGTGCAGCGAAGGCCGTCAGATTGCGGGCGTTGCCTGCCTCGTCAACGAGGGCACGGCTTCCGCCACGACTACCGCTGTCACCGATCCCAAGAAGGACGCCGTCGACGTCCGCGCCGAGATCGTCACCGCGAAGGGCTCCGCCGACATCGTTTTGTGCTCTCCCGCCTACTACGCTATGATCCTCAAGCAGGCGGGCTCCGAGTTCACCCCGAACACGAACGAGCAGATCACCCTCACCGGCCGCGTCGGTCAGTGGCTCGGCATGACCTTTATCGAGTGCGCAATGCTGGCCGAGACCTCCGGCAAGTATTATGACTACGCCGGGACGCTGAAAACCGTCGACTTCTCCAAGGTTGACTACATCATGTACAACCACCGCGCACTGTCCATCATCGACAGTTTCGAGGCTGCCCGCCTGCGCGACGCCGAGAACTTCGTCGGCACGAAGGCACAGGTCGAGATGAACGTCGGCTACCGCGTCACCAACAAGGCACTCGTTCGCGTCCGCAAGCACGCCGCAGCCTAAGCCGAGAGGAGGCTCTCTATGTACAGCACCTACGAGCAGTACCAGAGCACAGGCGGCAAGCTCACCGAGGAGCAGTACACGATCTACGCGGCGAAAGCCGAGAGCCTGATCGACTACAAGACACTCCACCGCGCAGACTCCGCACCGCCCGAAATGCGGGCTTCTCTGGGGCTTGCAGAGTGCGAGCTGATAGAGATCCTCGACGGCTATAAAAACGCCGTAGGCGGGCTTGCAAGTGAGTCCATCGACGGCTATTCGTACACCGTCAAAGCAGACCCAGCCGGGGCGCAGAGCCGAGCGATCGACGATGTGCTCCGCCGGTATCTGTTCCGCCCTGATCTGGGCGTCAATCTGTTGTGCAGGGGGCTGGACGCATGACGACCAACACCGACGCGACGATTTACAACGTTGTGCAGGCACAGGACGGCAGCGTCCGAGCCTTCCGGCACTACTTGCCCGCCGTCCATTGGTACGGCAGGCCGGCGGCACAGGCTGACGGCTCCGGCACATCAAGAGCCGACGCCTACTCCGTGCGGATCCCTGACCCTGACGGCTACGTCCCGCCGCGCGTTTGGCGCGAGCTCTCCGATGAGGAGCGGCTCGCCTGCTGGACGGTGCAGCCGGACGACCTGATCGTCAAGGGCAAGGCAGACACCGAAATCAGCGACGAGGACGGACACCGCCTCGAGGAGCTCCCCCAACTCTACGACGAGGTTTGCAAGGTACGTTTTGCCCACGACAACACAGGGACGAACGCCCCGCACATCTACGCAGGGGGGATCTGATGGCAACGCCTACCGTCAACGCCGCGCCGGACACCGAGATCACCGTCAAGGCAAACGGCACGACGACAAAGGCTACGCTCCGATGGAGTAAGTCCATGCCAAGGGAACGGACGGCACAGTTTCGGCAGGCGCAGGCCATGCTCGACAGCGAGGTCATACGCGTGATGGAGCCCTATATGCCGCTCGACACTGGCATGATGATCGCGAGTATGCAGTCCGCCACGCACCCCGGCTCCGGCGAGATCCACGTCAACACCCCCTACGCCGCGAAGGTCAACTACATTTCCGGCATCATGGGCAAGAACGGCCCCAACCGTGGGCGGCGGTTCTTCGACCGCATGAAGGCCGACAAGCTGGCCTATTTCAAGGCGTTTGTCGCTAAAGTGTTAGGAGCAAAGAGCAAATGATCGAAGAAGTACGCGACTATTTCCTGTCGTGCCCCGCGATCAAGCGCAGGGCGAAGATCTTCGGCATAAACAACCTCGGCCCCGACGCACTGGACTACACCGTCGAGAGCGTTCCGGGGAATCCGATCGTCAAGCGCTACACCAACGGCGCGGCGATCCGGGCGAAACAGTTCGTTATTGCCTCGCGCGAGCTTCACTCTTTGGACGCCAAGACGCAGGCGCGGAACGTCGAAACGTTCGACGCCGTGTGTGCATGGGTCGAGGAGCAGAACGCCGAGGGCAATTATCCGAAGATCAGCGAGGGGCAACCCCTCGAAGTCGTCGTCAATTCCTCCGCCTATCTGCTGGGCGTAGACGGAAAGACGGCGCGTTATCAAATTCAAGTCCAGTTAAACTATTTTACGGAGGGATCCACATGAAACAGGTTATCCGCAACATGATCGCGGACTACCTCAAGCCAGCCGACAGCGAGGGCTTCGTCTTGATGGGAACCGGCTTTAACACGTTGGACGAGAGTCCCAACGCGCAGACCGACGAAAAGACCTACATCAATCAGGCGTCGAGCTCTACCTCCATCAAGGGCTACAAGCCGGAGTTTTCTTTTGACTCTGACTTTATCGAGGACGAGGCCGCGATCGCCGATCTGTACGCGATCGGCCGCAACCGTCTGACCGGCGAGGACGCGCAGCGCGAATACGTCCGCGTGGAGCTGTTCAAAACCAAGGACACGAAGGGCTATCCCGCCCGCAAGTTCACCGTCTCCGTCGAGGTCTCCGACCTTGCGACCGGCGACGGCGGCGAGGTTACGAACGTTTCCGGCACGCTGCACCAGATCGGCGAGTTCATCGAGGGCTTTTTCGATACGCAGACCAAGGCCTTCACCGCCGCAAACGCAGGCTAAAACACAGGGAGGATATAAAATGCTGGTAAATCTGAACACGATCGAGCTCGACTTCGACTACTTCGACGCAGATCAGGGCCCCTCTTACATCGAGGGCGCCGAGAATATCGCCAAGATCTGCACCGATATGGAGGGCAAGAGAACCGCCGAGGAGATCCGCGCGGGCTACACCAAAGCCGCAAACGCGACGTCGGAAATGCTCGACTCGATCTTCGGCGCAGGAACCGGCGAGAAGGTCATGCAGGGCAAGAAAAGTCTCAAGCTCTGTGTTGACATTCTGAACGCGCTGCGCGAGTCCGTCGACAAGCAGGCGGCAGAGCTCGCCGCTGTGCAGGCTAAGTACACCCCGAACCGCCTTGCACGGAGGGCTGCTAAATCGTGAACCTGATTCTCGACGATCTGCCGGACACACTGGACGGCGTCGAGATTCAGACGGATTTCCGCTACTGGATCCTGTTCGAGCAGCTCATGCTCGACGAGGATCTGTCACCCCTGCAAAAGGGCGTCAACGCTCTAAACCTGATCTACAAAGGGACGCCAACCGCCACGCAAGGCACCGCGTTGGCGTCCCTTCTGTGGTTCTTTAGGTGCGGGAAGGACGAGGACAGGCGGAGCCGGAGAACAGCGCGGAGCGGCGCAAAGCCCCGCCGCCTGTACGACTACGATCAAGACGCCGAGCGGATTTTCGCGTCGTTTTGGGCCGTCTATGAGATCGACCTGAACGCCGTCCCCTATCTGCATTGGTGGAAGTTCCGGGCTATGTTCGACGCCCTGCCGGACGACTCCGCGATCATGCGGGCGATCTATTGGAGGAGCGTTGACACGAGCAAGCTCAAGGGAGAGGAAAAGAAAAACGCCGACAAGAAGAAGAAATACTACGCGCTGCGAGACTCCCGCGCAGACGTGCAAGGCGACGCTGTCGCCGCTGCGCTTATGCGCGGGGAAGATCCTGCCGCGCTCTTGAACTTGAAGGCGAAGTGATCCATAAATGGCAGACGGTACTCTGCTGTTTGATACATCTATCGACTCTGACGGCTTTAACGCTGACATAGGAAAGCTCGGCAGCGCCGCCGCAAAGGGAATCGCCGCCGCCCTCGGCGTCGCAACTGCCGCCGTTGGGGCTTTCGGCGTTTATGCCGTGAAGTCCGGCGCGGCATTTGATACCGCAATGAGTCAAGTCGCCGCCTCTATGGGCGTTACCGTGGATCAGATCCCGGAGATCTCGGCGAAGGCGAAAGAACTCGGCGCAACCACAAAATTCACCTCGACGCAGGCCGCCGAGGGCTTCAACATTCTGGCCATGGCCGGGCAGAGCGTGGACGATCAGCTCTCCACGATCGGGCCTGTGCTGGATCTGGCATCGGCGGGCGCTATGGATATGGCCGACGCCGCGACCTACGTTACCGGCGCACTCTCCGGCTTCTCTGCCCCTGCAAGCGAGGCGACGCACTACGCGAACCTGTTTGCCAAGGGCGCGACCCTTGCGAACACCTCGGTCGCCGGTTTTGGCGAGGCCGTGAGCGGCTCTGCCGCTGCTGCGTCTAAGTATGGGCAGACCGTTGACTCGTCCACGTTGTCACTACTGCGTTTGGCAAAAGCCAACATCACCGGCAGCGAGGCCTCGACCGCATATAACCGCTTGATGGTCGATCTGTACACAGCATCGGGCGACGCCAAGAAGCAGCTCGACGCGCTGGGCGTGTCCTGCTACGATCAGGCAGGCAATGCCCGCGATCTGAACGACGTCGTAAACGAGCTCGGCACGGCTATGGCGGGCATGACCGACGAGCAACGCGCCGCCGCCGAGAACACGATCTTCTCGATGTACGGTATGTCCGCTTTTGACAATATGCTCAAAGCGGACACTGACACGTGCAACGAGTGGGCGGAGGCTCTCGCCGGTGCCGACTCCGAGTTCGACGGCCTCGGCTCTGCTGCTGGGCAGGCGCAGACACAACTCGACAACCTCGAGGGCGACGTCACACTGTTGTCGTCTGCCTTCGACGGCCTCGCACAATCTGTCTACGCCGGAGCGCAGGGCAGTCTCCGCGAGTTCGTGCAGCTCGGCACGGACTGCATCACGCAGATGCAAGAGGGGTTCGAGTCCGGCGGTGTTGACGGCCTCATGGATGCACTCGGCGCTTGCCTTGCACAAGTCGTCGGCCGCGTGGCAGAACTTGCCCCTACTGTGGTAGAGCTCGCTGTCGGCGTCTTGCAAGCCCTCGTGGAAGGGCTCGGCGCGAACGCAGGAGTAATGCTTCAAGCGGGCGTTTCCATCGTTCAGACGCTCGCACAGGGCGTCTCCGGGCTTGCCTCCTACCTGTTCACCGCTGGGCTTGACCTGATCGGACAGCTCGCGCAGGGCGCAGGCTCGGCGATCCCGCAGTTTCTCTCGACCGTGCTCCCGCAAGTATTGCAGTTCACGAGCAACCTCCGCGCGAATTTCGGGCAGTTCGTGGACGCAGGCATAAACCTGTTGCTCTCGATCGTCGACGGAATTGTAGCCTCTATCCCGACCCTGCTCGAAACGATCCCTCAAATCGTTATCAACATAGCGGGGCTCATCAACGACAATGCGCCGAAACTGCTGCTCGCGGGCGCTCAAATTATCATCAAGCTGCTGGCCGGTATCGTCCAGAATATCCCGAATATTATCGCGGCACTGCCTAAAATCATCGAGGCGATCGTCGCCGTTTTTCAGGCGTTCAACTGGATCAGCCTCGGGAAGAACATCATAGACTTGCTCGGCAGGGGGATCTCCGGCGCGGTTAGTTTCGTGTCGAACGCGGCGCAGAACATTTTCAACACCGTGCGCGACAAAATTGCCGAGCTTCCCTCGGCGCTGCTGAACCTCGGCAGCAATGCGATCTCGAGTCTCGTCTCGGGCGTTCGCGGCATGGTCGCAAGCGCGGCGTCGGCTGGTACAAGCGTCTTCTCCGTGATCAGCTCCGCTGTCGCACAGCTACCCGGCGCTCTGTTGAGCCTCGGCTCTAGCGCAATGAGTGGGCTACTCGGCGCGATCCGCGCGGCAATCGGTGCGATCGGTTCGGCGGGCGCGTCGATCTTGAATGCACTCGTGAGCTCCCTGCTCAATATGCCGTCCCGCCTCATGCAGCTTGCGGCGCAGGCCTGCACGAGCTTCAAGAATGCTTTTACACAAGTGCAGTGGTCTAGCATCGGCGGCAACATTATCCGGGGCATTATCTCCGGCATCGGCTCGGCGATTGGGAGCCTCGTCTCTGCTGCGACGAACGCTGCGAAAAAGGCATTCGACGCCGCCAAGAATGCGCTCGGCATTCACTCTCCCTCGAAGAAATTCGCGTGGATCGGTGAAATGTCCGTCGCGGGCTGGGAGAAAGGCTGGGACGACAGCTACGGCGAGTTCCTGTCCGACGCAAACGACGATATGTCCGCATTTGTGGCGGACGCGCAGAACGTGATCGGCGGCTTCAACGCGGGTGTGGGCGGCAACGCCGCCACCGGCAGGCTCGCGGCAACCGGCGGCGGGACGGTTATCGTCTACCAGACGAACACCGTCAACACGCACGACAGCTACACGCCGTCCGAAGTCACCCGCAAGCTAGAAGATCTGACCGACCGCATGAAGTGGAGGCTCTGACCCTATGGACAAAAAAACAAAGATCACCTACAAGAGCGACCTCGGCGAGATCCTGTTCGCTGTGTCGTCTCCGTTCTGGGTGAGCGAGATCAAGGGCGCGAGCGGCCTCCCGGTCGACGTTGCTGTCTCTGCTGGGTACAAGCAGCAGGGCGGCTCCATCTCAAGCCAAACGGTCAAGCAGCGCACCCTCACGATCAACGGCTCGATCCTGCGCTCGGTGGCAGTCAACCGCCGGAAGATGCTCGACGTCATGGCTCCCTTGCACAAGGGGACACTGACGGTCGAGCAGAACGGTGAGAACTGGTATCTCGAAGTGTACCCGACGCAGGCTCCCGACTTCGACGACGGCGAGGGAGCGCAGGCGTTCCAGTTCTCCGCCGTCGCTCCCTTTCCATATTGGCGCACGACCGCCACCGCGCGGACGATGGTCGGCGGCCTGCAAGCGCTGTTCAAGACGCCATTTTATACCGGCGGCAAGTGGTACATCTCGAAATACTCCGACACATACCTGACGAACGTCCGCAACACCGGCAACGTCAAGATCCCGATCAAGGCTGTGTTCAAAGCTGTGACGGACTGCACCGAGCCGGAACTGTACCACGTCGGCGACCGTACCTACATACGGATCCTCGGCACGTTGTACGCCGGGCAGACGATCACAGTCAACACCGCGTACGGACAGCGCGGGGCGACTCTCACCGATAAGGACGGCACGACCTCCGACGCCTTCCATCGGCTCGACATCGACTCCGATCTCGAACTCGGACTTGACCCGGGCGACAACATACTGCGCTACACGGCGCGGAGTAACCGCGAGGGGCTCCGGCTGTATGTAGTGGCGGAGGAGGGCGTTGTAAATGGCCTTTGAGATGTGGAAAGACGGCTCCCGCGTGGGGCTGTTGGAGGGCTACGACTCGATCCAGTGGCTCACCTACTCCCGCGACTCCGGCGAGTTTCAGATTACGATCTCCGATCCGGCTGTCGCTGCGCTCGTGCAGAAAGGCTCAACGATTCTCAACACTGACACGATGGAGCTCGGCTCGGTCGAATACCTCAAGCCGAAGGTCGATTTCTCCGGCTGCCTGACCGTAGAGGCTCGCGGCTATAACTCCGTGACCATGCTCGATCGCCGCGTCGTGATGGGCACGGTCAATATCTCCAACATCGAGGCGGCTATGATAAAGCTCTACACCGACAACCGGCGCGGGCTGTCCCTGCTGCCGCCAACGGCCCACGGCTACGAGGAGAAAGCCGACTCTCAAATAACGTGGAACTCGGTGCTCGACGCATGGAAGAAGCTCGCAGAGCTGGCCGGGATCGGCTTCGGCTCTGTGTTCAACCGGCATACCGGGCAGAACACGCTCAAGATCTACAAGGGCGTCGACCGCTCGGACGATCGGAGCGCGAACTACTCCGGCGTGTTCGGAGACCGTGCCGGGAATCTGACCGAGATTTCCTTCGAGGACGACAGCTCGAACTACAAGAACGTAGCGATCGTCGGCGGCGCTGGCGAGGGCGCGGATCGCGTTGTGAGAATCGTTGGCTCTGCCTCCGGCGACGACCGGCGGGAGCTGTGGGTCGATGCAAAAGATCTGCAAAAGACCTACCAGATCGCCACACCTAATGGCACATACGACGCGCAGGGCAACCCGGAGTACGACTACACCGACGCAACCTACACGGCGGCAGAATACGCCGCCTTGCTGGATCAGCGCGGGGTCGAGAAACTGCTCGAATGTCTGAACAAGCAGAGTATTTCGTGCTCCGTCGTCGACGGCCCGATGCGCTTCGGCGTGAACTACGGCCTCGAAGATCGCGTCCCGGTCGTCTGCAAAGACTTTCTCGGCCTGCGATTGAGCGCCCGCGTCTCCGGCGTCAAGCTCGTATACGAGGATAACGCGCGTCAAGTCTACCCGATTCTGTCCGACTTTGAATCATTGAGGAGCTGATCTCTATGTTGTGTTTCCCTCTCGATAACACCGAATACGAGGCGGAGGGGCTCGGCCTCGAACACGTCACGCGCTCGCGCGGCGTGTTTGCCGCAGACGACAACCTCCGCGTAAGCGCAGGCGGCGGAATGAACGTCACGATCTCGCCCGGTATCTGCTTTTTGAAGATGGGTGAATATTGGGGCGTGACCGCCCTGCAAAAGACAGCGCTCTCGCTGCCGATCCAGACAGCAGACGGAACGCTCACCCGCAAGGACGCCGTCGTTGCACGGATCGACAAAGTTGCAAACCTTGCCGAGATCGTCGTCAAACCCGGAACCCCTGCAAGCTCGCCGGAACTGCCCGCCATTGTGCGCGACGACGACTACGACGAGATCTATCTCGCATCCGTCACGGTCGGAGCTGGTGTCGTGGAAATCACGAACGCCGCGATCTCCGACTTGCGGCTCGACGAGACGGTGTGCGGCTTGATGGTCGACACCGCTGCGAAAATCCCGACGCAGGCGCTCGCCGATCAGTGGGCGGCGTTCTGGGCGTACATCACCGCAGACGCGCAGGCAGAGGGCGAGGCTGCGAAAAAGCTCTACGCCGCCCTGTACGAGGAAATGAAGGATCTGATCGCCGACGCACCGGCCGCAAAGCTGCAACTCGAAATCGACGACTTGCAGAAACAGATTGACATTATGACCCACAAATACGCCGTCCCCGCGTGGACTGGTAACTGCTATACCGGCTACGCGGTTATGGAGCCGTAAGGCTATAACGAAAGGAGCTATCCTATGAAAGGCTATCCCAAAACATTGCAGACCAAAGCGGATCTCTTGCACCTGATCGCGCTCGCGCAGACCCCGGACAGCGGGATCACGAAGGCGGAGATCGAGGACTCACTCGCCCGCATCGACTACGGCGCGAATCTGCACGTCCCGATCAAGTCGGCGGACGGCAAGAGCTGCACCTTGCCCTATTGCCCGGAGGCTGCCGTCGGGCAGACCGTGACCGCCTCCGGCGCGAAAATCGCCTCCGTGAACCACACGAAGGACGAGAAAGGCGAGCCGGACGAAACGATCGTCGAGTTGAGCAAGACTCCCGGCGACGTCGACGAGCTGCTGATCCCTGCACCTGTCACCGCAGCCGCCCGCATGGGGCTGTCCGTCGCCGATCTCGAAGCAATTAAAGGAGTTGTGAACGCATTATGAGCAGATATATTGTTGAAAGTCTGACCGACCCCCGCGCCAAGATCACGGCGCAGACATGGGGAAACGTGACCGACATCGTCGCGCCGGTCAAGCAGTTTTTGCAGGCGTCCGCCTTGCAGCAGCTCACGATCTCGCCTGACGTGTTGATCGCCATGACCGGCGGCGGCGTGTTCAAGACCACGACCACGATTTTGACCGTCGCAGATCTCGACACCGGCTCCGCCTTCGTGTTTGGCCGCGACTACTACGTCTACTGCTGCGACCCCGGCGACGGCATTTCCGACGAGGTGTACAAGATCAGCCTCAACAGCACCTACCCGGCAGGCTATACTGCCGCAACCTCCCGCAAAATCGGCGGCTTCCATTACGGACAGGTGCGCAACAGCGCCGCGATTGCGGACGTGTCGATCGGCATTGTGCCGCGCAGCGTGTGGACTACGTTCTGGCGTCCGAAGTGTGACCCGGAGGGCATGGTCTACCTGACTGGCGGCATCTGGGCGGATATTTACCTCTCGAGCGACGACGGCAACGGCGGCCTGCGCAGCGTCTACAACGCGACGCCGATCACCGGCACGGAGGGGCTGAACTGGTACATTGCGCTCGAGAAGCTGCGCCGCAGCGGTAAGCGTATGCCGTCCTATGCCGAGTTCTGCATGGCCGCCGAAGGTTCGCCCGAAGGTCTCGACAGCAGCAACGATCAGGCGTGGAGTGCCACGAGCAACAGCGGCCGCCACGCGACCGGCACGATTGCAAAGGCGACGTCCCTCATCGGCTGCCGCGACCTCGTCGGCAACGTCTGGAAGTGGGTGGACGAGCTGTGTCTCGATCCTACCGCGAGCTCGTGGGACTGGAAAGACGTCCTCGGCGCGGGCTACGGCGACGCCTATATTCCGAGCGATACCGCGCTGCTCGCGCTCAACTGTGGCGGCTACTGGGGCAACGGTGTGCGCGTTGGTTCCCGCGCTGTCGGTGCGAGCAGCTGCCCGTGGTACGGCCTCACGAACGTGGGCGTCTGGGGCGTCTGTGACTCTCTGTAATCTGTCTATGCCCGCCTGAAAAGGCGGGCTACTATGTGGGAAATATGGAAACATTCCGCACGAAAGAAAAAATCAAAGATCTGTACGTCTATCTCAACGACAGAATGAAAAGCTGGCCGCAGTACGAGAAGTACGCGCTCTCCGAGTATTGCCGCTGTAAGCTATTGCACATGATCGAGCTCTGCGTAGCGATCAATAAGTCGTCCAAGGCGAAGGCCAAGATCTACGAGCTCGACAACTGCCTGCAAGAGCTGCGCGACTACATGGATGTTGCGCAGCGTGCGCACTACTTGAGCGAGAAGCAATTCCTCGTTGCGAGCAAGCGGATCTCCGAAGTGGGCGGCATGATCGGAAACCTGATTAAAACGCTTCCCCCAACTTAAACAGGCATACGCCGAAGTATTTCGGCTGTGTAGGGGGTCGGCTTATTATGCCTCGCGCTGCACGCGCTCAACTGTGGCGGCTACTGGAACAACGGTGTACACGATGGTTCCCGCGCTGTCAATGCGAACAACTACCCGTGGAACGTCAACACGAACGTGGGCGTCTGGGGCGTCTGTGACTTACTTATTACGACGAGGTCGGCTACGGCTTGCCTCCCGAGATTCTACTTGTAGAGTCAGAGCTGATCTCCTGTCCGGGCTATCCGGCAAACAAAACAAAAGGACGAGCCGCAAGTAAAGGAATTGAAAGAGGCCAACGTGTGATGGGTAAACACAGAATCAATAATATTTTCGACCAAATAACGACCGACGAGAACCTCATGTCCGCATATCGCAAGGCGCGGCGCAACAAGCGTATGTCCTACGCGACGCTGAAATTCACAGAGGATCTCGGAGGCAATCTTCTAAAACTGCAAGCGGAGATCCGCGACGGCTCCTACACGCCGGGGCAGTTTCGCACGTTCAAGATCTACGAGCCGAAGGAGCGCGTGATCCGCGCCCCGCCCTTTCGGGATCGCGTGGCGCAACACGCTCTAATAAACGTCGTGGGCTCGTACTTGATGCACGGTTTCTATTATCATTCCTATGCCTGCGTAAATGGTAAGGGCGGTCACCTCGCGAGCGACATCCTCGCCCGCAAATACCACGAGCTGTACAGCCTGTGGGGCGGCGAGGTCTGGGTGCTGAAAGCTGATATACACCACTATTTCGACAGCATCGACCACGGCGTATTGAAGGCGCAGCTCCGACGGATCATCAAGGACAAAGGCGTTCTACGACTCTGCGATCTGTACATCGACAACAACGGCAAGGACGTCCCGGTCGGGATCCCTGTCGGCAACCTCACGAGTCAGATCTTCGCGAATGTCTACTTGACGGATCTCGACCGCTATCTCAAAGAGCAGCTCCGCGTCCCTTATATGTACCGCTATATGGACGACTTCGTCTGTCTGTTTCGCACCCGCGCGGAGGCCGAGCAATGCCTCGAACAGGCGGAGATCTTCCTTCGTGAGCGCTTGAAACTCGAGCTCAACCCGAAAACGCGGATCTATAAGATTCTGCACGGCGTCGACTTCGTCGGCTACCGGCATTACCCGGATCATAAGCGTGTGCGCAAGGATTCTATCGAGCGCATGAACCGCCGGATCCGCCGCTACCGAATGCGCGGCGACATGACAGCGCAGCAGCTCCTCGCGAGCTTTACGAGCTGGTCGGGCCACGCCGGACACGCGGACTCGGCGCACCTAATCCAGACCATGACACAAAAGGTTATTTCTGCAATATCTGAAAGGACGATCTAATTTATGAAGATCTACGGAATCGACGTCTCCCATCATCAGGGGGCTATTGATTGGGCAAAGACCGCAAGCGAACTCCGCCGCGTAAACAGCGGCACGTCTCCCGGCTTCGCGATCCTCCGCGTGGGATATTCTGCGCGGCACGGAAAAGGCGGCTTGTACATGGACGGCCAATTCCTTAACAACCTGGCCGCTTGCGAGAAGTACGGCGTTCCCGTGGGCGTTTACTTCTACTGTTACGACACCAGCCCAGCCGCCGCAAGAATCACCGCCCAGCAAGTTGTAAAAATGCTGTCGGGCCACAAATTCGCGTACCCCATTTACTACGACGTGGAGTACGAAAAATACCACTTGAACTGCGGCAAGGTGCAGAACACGGCGATCATCAAGGCGGCGCTCGAGGTTCTCGAGCAGGCGGGCTATTATGCCGCCGTCTATTGCAGCCGAGACTTCTTCCTCAACTACACGAACCTGTCGAGCTTGTCCGGGTTTGATAAGTGGGAGGCCGCCTACACCTCGAGCGACACCGCCTCCGTCGAGAATGGGCTGTGGCAGTATAGTTCAAAGAACGCGCTCGGGATTGCGGGCTTCGGCTCCTCCCTCGACTGCGACGTGTCCTACAAGGACTACCCGGCGATCATGCGCTCTGCCGGGCTCAACGGCTACGAGAAGCAGACCGAGACCACGGCAGAGGAAACGCCCGCCGCCCGCTTGCAGAAGATCCACATCGGGCCCGTCTCGCAAGGCGACGCCGACGCGATTCTCGCCCTCTGCAAGGATCGCGGGCTCACCGACCCCGACAAAAAGCTGTACTCTAGCGAGTGGGTCTGAGCGCGGCGCACAGACGTTGCAGCGCTTAGGAGTATAAGTTTATGCTCTCGCGCAATCAACCGCCCTGCGCGGGCTTGCAAGCCGCTACTCGAGAGGATCCGCAAAGTGCCCTATCGCAAAGGAGTAAAACTATGGACAAAATCAAAACCTACGCCGTGTTCGTGTGCGGCATCTTCGGCGTTATGTGGGGCAGGCTCGGTGCGCTCGCATGGCTGATCCTCGCGCTGCTGATCTTCAACGTCGCGGACTGGATCACCGGCTCCGCTGCCTCTGCCGTCGAAGGGAAAGGCATTTCCAGCGACGCCGGGCGGCGCGGCATCGTGAAGAAGGTCGGCTACTGGATCGAGATCGGCGTCTGCCTCGTCGTGGATATGCTGCTCGTCTACGCGCTGCCGGAGCTGTCGATCGGCGCGACCGTCGTCACCTTCACACACCCGATCGTCGCCCCGATGGTCGCCGTGTGGCTTGACTTGAACGAGATCCTCTCCGTTATCGAGAACCTCGGCCGCATGGGAGCACCTGTCCCGGAGTGGCTGTCCAAGTTCATCACCGTACTGAAAAACAAGGTTGACGTCGCGGGAGAAAAAATTTCCGAAGATGAAGATCTGAAATAATGTTCAAGCCCTGCGTGGAGTTTTTCGTACTCCATGCAGGGCTTTTTATACAGGTTTACGTACAGGTTTACGAGTGCTTACATGGCTTTATAGGTGGTTTTCAACCGTTTTCGCGAGGCAAAGAAAAAGCTCGGATTCAACGTTTTATCGTTAAAATCCGAGCTTATGATGGAGCGGGATACGAGTCTCGAACTCGCCACCTACTGCTTGGGAAGCAGTCACTCTACCGGATGAGCTAATCCCGCATCAGTGACTGCTATTATACCGCAATTCAGGTGGGTTGTCAAGGGGGCGGCATATATGCCGCCCCTGCTGCGGTGGATTTTGTAGGGGGCGGCGTCCCCGACGCCCCGCGGATGGGCAATCCCTTTATATCATACTGAACAAATCCACCTGGCTGGTCTCGGGCAGATTGCCCAGGGCACCGACGGCGCGGAGCTTGTCAAAGACCGACTGCGCCACGCCGCTGGCCTGCTGCAATTCCTCCACCGAGATATACTCTTGGCCGTGCATCGTGGCCTGTTCCAGCGCCACAGCGGCGGCATCGCCCAGGCCGCGGATGGCCGTGAACGGCAGACGGACCTTGCCGTCCTCGACCACGTACTTGCTGGCGTAGCTTTTACCCAGTTCAATGGGCAAAAATTCGCAGCCGCGCTGCAGCATCTCGTTTTCCAGCTGCAAACTGACAAGGGCGTCATCGTCCTTGGCGGTGCGCTCGTCTTTTGGGATCTTCTCGTTGTCCTTCAGGTGCTGCTTCGCCACGCGGACGCCGCCAACGGCGGCCTCGTAGTCGATATCCGCGCCGCGCACCGTGAAGTACACCGCGTAGAAGATGGCCGGATGGTAGACCTTGAACCACATCAAGCGGATGGCCGCCATCAGGTAGGCTACGGCGTGGGCCTTGGGGAACATATACTTG